CCTCAAGCCGCGCGCCGACGTGCGCCGAGGCGACCAACTGCGGGCCCTCGACGACGGCGACGACCTGCGGGTAAAGAGCACGGTCATGCCGAGCGAGGCCGTATACCTTCGCGCAGATTGCGAGCAGTTGCAGCCCGAGGGCGGACAACCATGACCGGTGCGACGTTATGGACGATCCTCGTGCCGACCATCGGTCAGCGCGAGGCCCTGTTCGGGCGCCTGATGAGCGTGCTGCTGCCGCAACTCGACGAGCATGACGGCGCGGTGCGCGTGCTCGCCTGGCGGAACAACGGACAGCCCGCGCTCGGCGAGATCAGAGACGGCCTCGTCGCCGACTCGGGCAGCGAGTACGTCTCGTTCGTGGACGACGACGACCTCGTGCCCGAGTACTACGTCGCCGAGGTGGTGGCCGCGCTCGCGGACCGCCCGGATCATGTCGGCTTCAAGATCGAATATTCGACCAACGGCGTCGGCCGCGAGGTCGTCGACCACTCGCTGAGGCACGGCAAGTGGCACCGCACCGCCGAGGGCGAACTCGTCCGGGACTTCACGCACATCGACCCCGTGCGCCGCGAGCACGCGCTCGCCGGCAGCTTCCAGACGTACCGGCCCAACCGCGCGGAAGATCGCCATTGGGTCAAGCAGGTGCGGGGGCGGCTCATCACCGAGGCGTACGTCGACAAGATCATGTATCACTACCTGTGGGACGAGTCGATCACCGCGTGGCAGCGGCCCGCGTGGATCGTCCCGGTCATCGGCCGCCCGCAGATCGATCACCCGTTCTTTGCCTGGCACGAAAGGTCCGACCCGTGAGCGCTCGCCTGATAACCCTCGTGCCGACCCGGACTCGCCCGGGGAGCGTCGCCCGGGTCGTCGAGGCGTGGTCGGACACCGATGCGTGGGCCGACGGCGCCGAGTTGATGTTCATCGTCGACCGGGACGACCCCGAGCACGACGAGTACCACGCCGCGGTGCAGCTCGCCGCGCGGCAGTACGGCGAGTCGATTACCGCCCACGTCATCCCCTCGTGGCAGCCCTTGGTGCCCAAGCTCAACGGGGTCGCCGTCGCCCTCGCCGAGGGCCGCTACGCGGACGCTATCGGGTTTGCCGGCGATGACCACCTGCCGCGCACGCCCGGGTGGGTGCAGCGCTACACGAGCGCGCTCGACGATCTCGGCAGCGGCATTGTGAGCTGCCCGGACGGGTACCGGGAGGATGACCTGCCGACGCAATGGGCGATGACCTCGGACATCATCCGGGTCCTCGGCCGCATGGTGCCGGCCGGCGTGGATCACCTCTACTGTGACGACGCGGTCAGAGACCTCGCTACGGCGGCCGACGCGTACGCCTACCTGCCCGACGTGCTGATCGAGCACATCACGCCCTACGCCGGCAAGGCTGCTTTCGACCCGCAATACGAGCGCGTCAACAGTGGGCGTCAGTACAAGCTCGATAAGCGCGCGTATCGTGCCTGGCGGGATGGTTCGGGCCTCGCGACGGACGCCGAGGCCGTGCGCAACCTCAGGATGGGAGAGAACCGATGACGAGCAAACTCATGATCGCGCGCCGAGACGGCACCGTGCGGAACACCGAGACCGGGGAGCGCTACCGCCTGCTCAAGGGCCGGACGGTCGCCGACGCCGAGCACCCCGCCGTCAAGCTGTACCCCGAGGCGTTCATGCCACTGACCGTGGAACTGCGCGTCGAGGACGAGCAGCGGGCGGTCAGTGACCCCGAGAGCGACGGCGACCTCGCCGAGGAACTGGCCGAGGTCGAGAGCGAGCGCGACTACGCGCAGGGTGTCTTGCGCGGTCTCGCCGAGGCGCTTGCCGAGCGCGGCCTCGTCGACCGGGACAACCCCCCGAATCACGAGGGGTGGCTCGCCGAGACGCTGCTCGCCGCGATCGACCGCGCCGCCGCGCCGACCGTGAGCGAGGTGCCGGCCGGCACCGCCGCGCCCAAGCCGCGCCGCCCCCGCCCCCGGGCGGCTAGCGATGCCGACTAACCCGGACGTCCGCGAGATCGTCAGGGCGATCGACAAGCTGACCGACGCGGTCAAGGACGTCGCGAAGCAGCTCGCCGACCTGCGGCGCGATCGGCAGATCACGCGATGAGCACCCGGCACGTCAACATCAAGGGACTTGCCGAGCTTGAGGCCAAGCTCAAAAAGCTTCCGTCCCTGGTCGAGACGGCCGGGGCCCGCGCGGTCAAGGGCGAGACGAGCGATACCGCGAACGACATGCGCCGCGCCGCCCCGGTGCTGTCCGGCGATCTGCGCGCGGGCATTCAGGAGGAGTACGACGCCAAGACGCACACCGGCCGCGCGGTCAGCACGGCGGACCATACGCAGTACGTCGTGCACGGAACGTCGGACACCCCCGCCAACGACTTCATCACGCCCGCTGCCGAGCGGGCGCGGCGCCGCTTCCCGGACCGCGTCCGGGCCGAGATCAAAAGGGAGTTGGGCAAACTGTGACCCCCGCGAGCCGCAACCCAGCGACCCCGGTGCAGCGCGCTTTCGTCGCGCGTCTCAAGGCGTCTGCCGACCTGCAAGCCGCCCTCGCGATCACCGCTGGCGGTGCCGGCCGGCAGGCGGTCTACGACGGCCCGCCCGAGGGTGCCGATTACCCGTACGTGGTGGTGGGCGACCACCTCTCGATCCCTGACAACGACCTGACCAGCATCGGCCGCGAGGGCACCGAGACGGTGCACGTGTGGACGAAGGCCCGGACGAACAGGCAGGGGCAGGACATCGCCGACGTGGTCACGGCGCTCTTTGATCACCGCGTTGCCGAGATGACTGCGCTGCTTGCCGGCGACGGGCACAAGTGCGTCACCATCCGGCAGGAGTTCGACCAGGCGTTGCGTGATCCGGATCCGCAGCTCAGGCACCACGTCGTAAGATTCCGGATACAGACACAGCAAACCAGCTAGGGAGGCGCGGCCGTGAGCGGACGCGATGGGTTCGGCACTCAGTTTCAGCGGGCGACCACGATCTCGCCTGGCACCACCTACGAGACGATCGCGAACGTCACGAGCATCGGCGGCCCGGACCGCAAGCGGGAGACGATCGACGTCACCGCGCACGACAGCCCCGGGCAGTGGATGGAGTTCATCGGCGGTCTCAAGGACGGCGGGGAGATCAGCCTCGACATCAATTACGACCCGGCCGAGCTGACCCACGACATCGACGACGATTTCGACGACGAGGCCCCGCGCAACTACCGCGTGATCATCCTGCCGGGTACCGAGGACGAGCACACGTGGCAGCTCAAGGGCATCATGACCGAGCTGTCCGACGAGTTCCCGTACGACGACAAGATGGGTCGTACCATGACCATCAAGATCAGCGGCAAGCCGACGCTGACCCCGACCGGCAGCTAGGTCGTAACGCCACCACGGCGTAAGCATGCGTGACAAAGATCAACAGGGAGAGACGAACCATGGCACTGCTGACCAGGGATGAAATCGTCGATGTCGACGACTCGCAGTTCGAGGACATCGAGGTGCCCGAGTGGGGCGGGAAGGTGCGAGTCGTCGGCATGACCGGTTCGCAGCGCGACGCGTACGAGGCGTCGATTCTCGAACAGAAGGGTGGCGAGCGTCGAGTCGTTCTGGCGAACGCCCGCGCCAAGCTCGTGCAGCGGTGCCTCGTCGGCGAGGACATGCGCCCGTTGTTCACAGCGGACGACGTCCGCCTGCTCGGTAAGAAATCCGCCATCGCCCTAGAGCGGGTGTTCGACAAGGCGCGCGCCCTGTCCGGCATGTCCGAGAAGGACATGGAGAAGCTCGTCGAAAATTTCGACGACGACCCGAGCGACGAAGGTACTTCCGACTAGCCCTCGCGCTCGGGTGCACGGTCGAGGAACTGCTCGACCGGGTCAGCTCGCGTGAACTGACCGAGTGGCAGGCGTTCGAGCAGGTCGACGGACCGATCGGGGGCGGCAGAACCGACTACCTGTTCGCGATGCTGATGAGCGTCATAGCGAACAGCAACCGGGGTAAGAAGCAGAAACCGTACAAGCCGGATCAGTTCATGCCGAAGTGGGATCCGGAAGCGCCGCCCGAGCGCCGGCCGGCAATGGACGGTCAGGAGATGCTCAGAGCCGTGAAGCAAGCACACAAGGCGTTGGGAGGCTAGCCCGCATGTCGACACTCGCCGACCTGCTCATCGAAATCGGCCTCGACACCAAAGAGGTCGCCAAGGGTGCGAGCGAGGTCGAGGGCAAGCTAAAGAAGACGTGGGCGGGCGTCACCAAAGCAGCGGCCATCGGTGGCGCAGCGGTCGGTGCCGCCCTGCTCGCCGGCATCGACCAGGTGATCGAGTCGAGTAAGCCGATGGCGCTGCTTGAGGCGCAGCTCGGCGGGTCACCGGAGTTCGCGGCCGAGATGGGCAGGAACGCGGGCGCGGTCTACGCCAAGGGCGTTACCGACTCGATGGAGGAAGCGGCGGGCGCGGTCCGGGACGTCTGGCAGAACAAGCTAGTCCCCGAGGACGCGTCGGACGCAGCTATTCAGGGCGTCTCGAACAAGCT